TTATCAAAGAGATAGTCATTAACAAAGTATCCAAACGCAAAGCCAGGAGGTCTTAAACCAGATCTAAGACTAGTATCAAGAATATATCCACTACTCAATCTAATAATGGATCCACCAACAGCATTTTGATAACCATATGGGCCATAAATTGGATTACCATCATAAGCATATCCCAATACTGGTGAGTGAGTTGCATTAGGTGTTTCTAAATTACCAGAATCAATATTATCTCCAAGTTGATATCTCAACTTCTGTGGAGGATACATTCCTACCGTTTGTAGTTGATATTCTGGGTTTGTACTTGGTTTAGTTAATATGGAATCTTCGACACTGATGATATTTTCATTCTTCTGAACTTGATTAAGTTTCCACTCACGAACGTTAGCAATAAACTTAGCAGATTTACCTCTGTTCTGTAAATCTAAAGTAGTGTCACTAGAAGCATATCCAACACCACCATCAAGTACTGATACACCCGTTATTTTATTATTAGTAATAATCGGTCTAATATCAGCAAAATCTCCTGTAGGACTATAAATCTTGATGTCAGAGTCTTCTCTATATCCACTACCAGAAGCAAGTATCTGAACGTCTACAATAGAACCTCCAATAATGATTGGTTTCAATAGTGCTTGATATACAACAGTTGATATACCAACATCAGGTCTCCTATGGAAATCCATGATATTAGTACAACCATAACCAATTCCACCTTCTTCTAAGTAAACACTTTCAATAGATCCAAGAACTAAAGGTGATATATCTGGTTTAATGATAGTTGTGCTACCAATAGCAGATAAACTTTCTACGTTTACTACTATAGGTGGGTATTTTACAGTATGTTTACCAGTACCCAAACTCTGAATTACAACAGTTTTATTTTTGTCATAATTTGTAAAGTCTCTAAGTGTTGAAACTCCAACATCACATAGTCTAAACCTATTAGTATCAATTGTTTTTATTGCATACTGAGTTGTAGTGGAAAGACCAGAAGCAACAGTTCCATCTGTAGAATACTCAACAATTTCACCATTATTAAAATTATGGTCATATGCAAGAATATAATTATCAGATGTACTAATACCAGACTGTACATCTCCATTAACAGGTCTTGCTTGAACGATAATCTTCTTGTTTGAATATCCAGAACCACTTTCCTTAACGTAGATCTTCGTTATAGTGTTTTTGGCATTAAGTGAAGTAAACTTATGGAAACCAAAACTAATATTTCCTAAATTAACGGTATTAATTCCAATTTTAGCATCTTCTGGGGTATTGTATAACTTAATTCTCTTTTCATTCTCTACTCCAACGAAGTAAGTAGATCCACTAACAACGTTGACTATAGGAGTGTTACCTCTAGCATCATAAACAACACCTTCACCAACTTCAAAGTTATGTCTTACTTCAAAAGTGACACTTTCATCAGTAGTATTGACTGATGATCCATCTGCCTTGAAATTGGCAATAATTCTACCCTTTACAAGGTTAGACTCAAGAACAGCACCAGATCCATTGCCACCACTGACTGTAATCTTGGGTTTTTCCTGATATCCAATGCCAGGAGTAATTAACTTAACTTCTCTGAATGATCCAGAAATATTGGCATGTCCAACAGCACCAGATCCTTGTTGATCATTAATGACCAAAGGAGGTCCTGTTATAACATCATAATCTTTGCCTGGATTCGTTACTTTTATATCAGTAATATCACCGTGGAAGATCTGTTCATCAAAAACAGTTGGTGGGAACAGTTCAACACCGTTAGCCATCAATCCTACAGCTCTGTTATTAACTTCTCTCTTATTTGGATCGTCGAATAATGTCTTTTCTTTAATGTATGGATACTTTCTAAGAATCTTTTGATTCTTTAATGTCTTATTTTCCCATCCAGACTTGTAAATGAATTGACCAGTTGTATTTGTTTTAAGAGCAATATACTTTTTAGCAAATACATCAGCACCACTGAATGAAAGATAAAATTCAGTCTGGTTGATATTGGTTACAAAATAGATACCTGTCGCAATTCCACTACTAGTAGTGTTATCCCAATAGATTTTATCCCCAGTTACATAGTTGTGGTTTAGGGGAGTGTTGGCAGCGGGATCTTCTGATTTTATAGTATATGTATAGCCACCACCTAATAGAGGTGTTCCAAACCCATCTGAGACCTCTACAGAACTACTCTTAACCCATACCTTATTGTCTGTTGCAAAAATGGGGTAATTTGGTAGTCCTGATGATGCTACATAGAAAGATTTCTCATCTTTGTCGAGATAACTGTTCTGAATACCAACTGGGAAATTATCTACACCAGCAAAGTAACTGGAATTGTGCGAAGCCTTGGTAACCGTTTTCGTAATAGTATCTGCATTAGTTGGAACAGTACCATTAGTTTGAACAACAATAGTATTTGAATATGTCTTTGATACATTTGTTGAATCATACTCAATCTGTTTAATCGTAACATTGACAGACTCTTGATTCTGATTTTTTAATTTTAGAATCTCATCAATATAGAAAACGCAAGAATCATATAGACTAATTCTGTAAGTATTAACGTTTACCTGATTAAGTGTGGAAATACTATGACTAGAAGGAATATTATAGATCCAATTATTGAATTTTGGACTCTCACCCATATCCTTACCGAATGAGAGTAACTTGAGATTATCCCCAAGTTTCATATTGGTAGATTTAGTGGTATCTACCTTATCAATAACGTTTACAAGTCTAAATTCAAGTTTAGATGTTTGTCCATATCCAGCATATGCATATGCAAGTTTATTTTCAAGTATATCTGCACCAAAAACCAAAGAAGTACTAATACCAGTAACTCCTAAGAATTGGTTTATAGTTTTATCGGTATAACGGAGATTTAGAAAGTTTGCACCCGCTCTAGGTTTTACCAATAGAGTACCACTTTTTCCAAATCCAACTGTAGAGTCTACAACAAGTGTCTCAGCATTTTCATCAGTTAATTCCAATGCCTTCGTCTTACCAGGCACTTGGAAAGTACCATCGAATGATGTAGAGTCTAAAGATACTTCATAGAAATCTTGTTGATTAATTGGTCGGTACTCTACATTGTAGATTGAAGCACTGACTGTACCAATTCCAGCAACATCTTGATATAAGAAGTTACCAACAGTTTCTAAAGGTTGTCCACCAAACAGGTTTTCTAAAAGAACATGCTTAGTTTTGAAATATACGTTATCAGAGGGAACTAATGTTCTTTCAATTGGTTTGATGAGCTCAATATCCTCACCATAAAGAAGTTTGAATAGGATCTGATAAGATGCATCAGTTCCCTTCGACATATAGAAGTCTTTTGCCCTTGTTAGGACATTAGTGACTGATGTTCCAGATATAAACGATCTATTCTCAAAGCCAGGAAGAAATTCTGTCTTGAACTTAGTAAAGAATTCTTGTAAGAAGAGATTACTTAAATTAGTTACTACGGAACCTGAAAGATGTGCCTTTGCATCAGTTTGAGCAAAATTTAAGAATTCTGCAGCATCTTCTTTCGATATCTGATCTATTCCACTAAAACCCCTTGCACATCCATCAAATGTAGTAGCAGTTTTTGATGTATATGTAATAATCTCATTATCAATCTTCAATAGACCATAAGTTTCAGGCCAACCAGTTGTTGATGCAACTTCTATAGTAGTATCACCTGCAAGTGCAGATAAAGTAAGAATTGTAGCAGGTATTAAAGTTTCATTATTAAAAGAACCAATTTTTCTATAATCTGGCAAATTGGTAGCCAGATCAGTTACACCAGACTGATGTTCTTGCGATTCGTAATATTGATTTAAAAAAGCCCCAAATAAAGGAGATTCCTGATTCAAAAATTCAGGAATCTGTGATTCTATTAAATGAGAGACTTTTACTCTTTTAATATCCGTCATTTATCTCGTATAGATTGATTCGCTAGCATAACTAGAGGTTTTGACGTATGATGTAGCAGATGTATTTTCACCAGAGGAAATAACGTCTGGCAAAGCAGTAACTTTACTATTTGCGACATCTAATTGGAGATACAAATCTTTCAAAGCAATAACATCATTTGATTCGGGAATTGTCTCTATTTCGATGACTCCGCTTGCAAGTGAAGTTCCTGTTATATTTACCACATCCAAAATAAGCTCTCCGTGAGTATAATCAATTGTTCCAGCATCATTCTTAACGATTAGAGGAACATTATTGACAAGTTTGAAGAATACTAGTTTTCCTACAGTTGTTCCTGTAGTAGGAACATCTCCAAGATATAAAGTTCCATCAATACCACTTACCGTAAACCCTGTTGAACGTACTCCATATCCACCACATTGCATATAGAAAGCATTTCCATAGCAAAGTTCATATGTTGCAAAAATATTGATCTCAGGGGTAATATCCCGTCTCATCTTAACTCTGGTGATGTTTGAAGTAACACCCCTTGCAGAATCATCAATTAGACCAACAATTTTACTATATTTGAATCTACCACCAAAATCATTAATATCAGATGATGATGAGTAGGTTGTTAGTGTTCTTGTAACAGCAGTAAGCAATTCAGTAGTATCTGAAGTTGCGTTAGTGTTATAATAGACTGCCGTATCGACTTCAACATAAAGATATTTGAGATCTATGATTTCTGGTTTGATTCCAGCAATAGAATACTGTTTTAACTGTCTGGAAATGTCATCCTTCGTAATTTGCGATAAGAATGAACCATTTTTCGGTTTTATGGAGATAAAGACCTTTCCATACTCAGGAGGATCGAGTTCTTCCCCACCGTAGGCGGTCACAGACTCGACGTTAGGATATACGAATGGAATTATCCCCGAATAGTCGTTGGCGGTCACGGCACGGTATTGTGACGAGTATATACGAGGTGCAAGATACTTGATTGTACTCACATCTTCAATACTGTCACCCATTTCCGCTTTTTGGGTTGTTGTGAGGAGTGAAATACCGCCAGTAATCGTGGCATTCGTATCATCCTTTAAAATTCCCACAAATGAGAAGTTTCTAGCGTTATTTCCTAATGCTCCGTTTGTTACAACATAGGTTACGTCAATAATTGCTCCAGCAGGCGGTTTTTTACCAATGATTCCGTCTCCAAAGAGTATTTCATAATGTTCATCTTCAATTTCTTGGATTAGGAACAGTTTGGATGTAGCATCAACCTGTAAAATGTTGTTATAGAGGGTATAAATCTCATTTGTCGTAGATTTGACCGTAACACGAATAGAAGTAGTGTCAATATTCGCATTTGGAAGGATAAATCTCTGATTTGGTTGAGAATAATCAATTTGGAAGGTTTTTGTTAGATAAACACCTTCGTAAATCGTTAAATTAGAGAAATTTGCAATATTATTCTCACCAGTTGTAGCAACAAAGTCGTCTGGAATGGAAAATATGTAAGAACTTCCTTGTTGTGTACCCAATGCACACTGTCCAGCTTTTAAAGTTACAATTTTTGTGTCATTTGTACCCAAATCTACGGTAAAATTAACCACAGCTTGTGCAGATCTTGATGATCTTGGTACATAACCGATATTTCTTGCTAGTGAAACTACATTTTCTCGCAAAGTTGCACTATCAAGGAAACATTCATTGACTGCCATGTTCGTATTGTAGGCAGTAATGTATGAGTTATATGCTAGAAGGTCAATTAACGTCGAAAAGTTTGACCCCTCAAAGTCAAAATCAGAGAAATCGCTATTTACACGAAGGTAATCTTTAATTTGAGCCCTCAGATCAGCGAAATCTAAGTTCGTAAACTGGTTAAAAGACATTATATTCTAGTTGATTGAAGAACGAATTCTATATTTTGTCTTGGCAAGGATAATCCAACAATGTCATAAGCAATAGTTACCGTCAATTCATTGGTATCTAAAGGATAAATCACCGAAATATCTGCACCCGATATTCTGGGTTCAAAGTTTTCAAGTAAAAGTTGTATATCATCTTCCAGAACGATAGCAGTATCTGGATCTTGTTGTTCAAATAACGAATCTTCTAGTTCACTACCCAATAATGAGGCATAAAAACGTTCACCTACTCGTGTTCTAACCAAATTTGTCACAGATCTCTTGATCGCTGACTCATTTGTAAACACTCCAATGTCATCCGTCACAGGATGGCGGACAAATGATAGACTTATATCCTTAAAAGCCTGACTATTTTGTAAAGAGGTGTCAACTTGTGCCATTTTTTAGCTTAATTTGTGGTTTTCAGTCAAATTTTGCTTTCTTTTGGTGTCTTGAAGGTAATCACCTACGACTTCACGTAATAAATCGTCAGATTCTTCTGGTTTATCAATTAAATCCATTTTATTGGAGCTAAGATAATCAATTTTGATGTGATCGTTATGCATTTCCTTAACAAAAAGGTATATCATAATCTATTTAGCGACAAAAAAACACCTTTAGGCAAGGAACCCAAAGGCGTTTGATTAAATTGAGGTTTTTATCAACCTGCAGCTAGTGGAGATTGCGCTTTATTATTAATTGCGGCACCTTTTTTTCGTGCTTGGGCACTTACATCGTACTGTCCTTTTACACTTCCACTAGCGAATCCCTGACTTGCTACGTTATGGGGTGCTTTTGTTGGATCTGAATCTGCCATTACTACTCCATTTTGCTTGATCGTATCTCTATTTATACTTTGGTGTGCGTTTTACGCCGAATTTTTACTCTGGAGACGCTCTGAGACGTTGAGGAGACACACCTTCACTAATGTGAAACTGTAATCTCTGATCAGCCTGTTCCTTGGTTAGGTGTTGATCCCGATTCTCATCAGGGATCCCCCAACCATTAGTGCCCAACTCCATTACTTTGTATAAACGGTCTGCCATAATTAGATTATGCGAGTTTTCTCATGACCAACACGGATTTTTGGATCACACCAGATCTCATATCCTGCTTCCTTAGCATCTAAACAGAAGGAAACGTCTTCTCCACACATATCCTGAACCTCACCAGATTCAAAGACCTGCATCTTCGGAGCAAACCAAGGATACTTCATCTCTTTATTCTCAAAGACTCCGTTCTTAATCAGAAGCCATCCAAATCCTGTGTAATCTACTGTAAAAGGCTTACGACGACGAGAGATGGATTCAATAGTCTCGTGATTCATGACACCGCCATTCTTTGCGAAATCATCTTCTTCAAGCCAATGTGCAACTGATGTTGTCTTTCCGTCCTCTGTGCAATACCAACCAGCAGCGATATCCTTTTGCATCCATACCAAACGGTAGAACTTCTCTGTGTCAAATACGATATCGGAGTCAATCCAGATCTGATAATCGTATTTTAGTTTTCCATCCCAAGGTATTTGGTCTGGGCCTCGTAAAACATTCGCACCCAAGCACTTACAACGTGCAAAGTTGACCATTGAAGAATAGTCTTGGGAGATTTGGATACTAGATCCGTTTTGTACGAGGTCAAAACAAAGTTGAACGAATGCCTTTAAGAAGATATATGATACTCCTCTTCCAGGCAGACAGAAAACAAATGCTTTTCCTTTTGCTATTTCTTTTGCCGCTGCTAAATCAAAATCGTCCTCGACTTTCTTTGTTTTAGGAGCAGTAGCTTTTACTGTAAATCCTTTAGCCATAACATGTATTCAGTACATAGTAAGTATACCACGGTCAAATCATTTTGTCCATAGTGTTATATTATATATCAAGCTTCTTTGGACAGAAATTCTTGACTGTTTTCAGTGCCTAACAACATTCCTTGGTCGTAAATATCCATTATCTTATTACTGTTTATTGCAATATCACCAGCTAAAGATATTCTTTTCTCATCAGTTAAGAAATGTGGGTATACCGCATGAAACAAATCACTCGGAAACAGTAACATATGACCTTCATTGTACTGTTTTTCTAATTTCCAGTTAACTTTACAGTGTTTTCCTGTTATATCAGAGTAAGTTAGTACAAAATCACCTGCTTCAGGGTGCATTGTATCCTGAACTTGTTGTTCTTCACTAGCAACAGAGGGTATTTTTAACCACACTACGAAAGAAAACACAGCATCGTGGTTATGTAATGCTTGATATTGACCTTTTGTAGTAGAATTTACCCAGAATTTCTGAAATGTAAGGTCATGAACGTGTGTTGACTTTAATCTTGTAGGAAAACCCCACTCTTTTACATAATAATTGATGGCAGGATCAAGAACTGACTGTTTAAATCGATGTTCATCATCAACTAACATCCATTGTTGTTTACCTGCATCAGCATTAATCTCATATTTCTCTATAAGATGGTAAAGATGGTCAGTATGTTCCCTCTCCAGAGTTACATCTAGTACTCCAAAGTTGGGCAAAACCCTTTTTTCAATGTTCATTTATTTTTAACCACTTTAATTTCTTCATTTCTAAGTTCATCATCAGGATAATGAGTAAAATACGCTCTTAAAAACTCTAATTTGTATTTTAAATCATGTTCACTGATTTCTGACATGATTTCGTTGTCGCCTATAAAGACGTTATAAGTATTCATCTTCCCATACCGCCATCATATCTTCCAGATCTTTTCGTATGTTTGGATGATACATTAGATGGTTATCATTTTCGAGTCGGTAACTAATTGATTCATAGATAAGTTCCAACTCGCTTACGTCCAGATCAATATTCATCTGCGAGAAAGTAATATTTCATTCTATCTATAAATTTACATTTCTTTAGTTGTAGGATTAATCAACTCAAGTCTGTGATCACTATCCAATACAACATCTCCTGCAAGGGCAATACGATAGTCTTTTGTTGTATAATGTGGATATACAATGTGATTCATATCACTAGGAAAGAATAACATTTTACCTTCTGCACTTTCACTCAATATAAAGTTACGTTTCTGTAGTTGACCACACGTATCAGGGTAAGTTATAACAAAATCTCCAGCCTCAGGTCTGAACCCTGGCTGTACCGCACGTTCTACTTCTGGATCAAATGGTATCTTTAACCATACTACAAAGGTAAAAACTCCTTGATGGTCATGTATACTCTGATAGTCACCTTCATTAGATGCACGACACCAGAATCTACTGAACGCTAAATGGTGGTAATGACTTGTTTTAAATTTAAATGGAGCTCCGTATTCCTTAAAATACTTTTCCGCAGCAGGCATTAAACAATTGTCTTGAAAATATAAATCATCATCATTAATAGAGAATTGTTTCTTTGTATCATCTTTTATACTAAGGAGTCTATTGCCATCCCATTCAGAATCAGGTGCGTACTTATGAACTAGTTTCCACAGGTAATCTACTTCTTCTTGATCCAATTTACATTGGAGTATACCGAAGTTAGGTAAGTCTTCTTTAACACACGATTTCATTTTCCTAGTTTCTCCCTATACCTAGCACGGCCATCTACAACCTTATCCATTTGTTGTTCACTATAATGACCAACGTAATATCCTTTGGACTCTAATTGTTTCTTTGCATTATCCAATGCAGTAAGCCTTTGTACCATTACTATAGTATACATCTCATCTATTTTACATAATAACCAGATGTCTTTTCCCTTTTGATTCAGAAACGTGTTGAGTCCGTCAACGCCGCCGCCGATCATGTCTGGATTTATATGACTTGCATTACTCTTCGCAACAACCAAGACAACATCATAAGTATCATCAAACTCATCACATTCTTTACTCACAACTTCCCAGTAGTCATAAGCACGAAAGTAATCATATACCTTTACATACTTAATCCTACCTTCATCACGAGCCTTCTTTGCAAAGGGACATCGTGCTCCTTCATAGACGGTATCTGTACCAATATGATCTTTATCGGTTTCTCCTAACCAATTAACCCAATCATTAGTAAAGTCTTCTAGGAAATCGAGTACATGACTCATGCCACCATACCGTGCTTCTCACGGAGAATACGTTTGTACGGCCCATTGGGGTTCTCATCCATTACCTCTTTTACAAGACGCATCTTCTGATAGAGTTTATCCCTATACTCTCGCTTGTTATAATCGGAATGCTCAGAACAAAGAGCATCAACGATTTCATCGAATTCTTCTTTATTAATGGGTAAGTCCATTAGTAACTTGCCTCCTCATGTTGTGATAGTTCTTTCTCACTTACTTCACTGTAAGTAATATCATCCCAATAAGAATGAAATAGTCTGCCCCATATAATCTTAAACTCATGCTCATCCAAGTTCTTAAACAAACAACGATCCTTTAAGTAGATATGATAGGTCTTCATTTTTTCCTCATAGGTACTTCTATTTGCCAACAACCTCCGTCTAGAGTAATCATATCGAAGTTCTTCTTAAATTCTTTTTCTCTTTCCTTCTTTTCTTTTTCCATTGTTACATCAATAGATTCAATACTAATCTCACCGTAATTAGGCTTGTTTGGATTCTCTTCATCCATATACTCTAATATTAAATCATCAATCATGCCATATAAGGTATCCCATGTTACTCGAATACGTGCATCAATGGCTACATCATCTATCTCATCCTCAGTCATTTCTAACTTAAGGACTCCTGCTCTAATTGCAACTAACTCATTCAAGTTAAATTCAATCTTTACATCATTATACATTGCTGACATTAGGGCATCTCCACATGATACTTTTCACAGAACTTTGCTATCTCATCATGAACTTGTTTGTATATAGGACTAAGATCAAGATCAGATCTAAGTGCATGTGCTATATGATCTATCTGTTCCTCAGTTAAACAATGATCAGGATGTAGTGCATCACATACATGCATCTCTTGTTCGATTAACTCATTTAAGTTAATACGAATCTCGTAATCTCTGTAGACTGGCATATTCTCCGTTAGTTATGGTTCTAGTATATCACATAATGTGCCTTCTGTCATCAGCCTATGTCTCTTTCCAGTAGACCGAGCCCTAGACTGTGCAGTTCTAAATGCATCTCTCTCATTATGTTTTGTTTGGAAATGTTTCCATGCCCCAAACTGATCCTGCCATTCTATTTCATACTTGGGCATTTTTTTATATCTGAAAAAATATTTAATTACTAATAATATATAGCTCTCGCTTTCGGTTCGTTGTAGGTTAGGGACTTAAGCGTTTTTATAACACCCCATCGCGCCACCGCGCTTAACATAACAACCGCAATCAGACTGTCAATTTGCTGCTCTTACTATACCACAATTGCCCTCCTTAAGGCAAGCAAATACTAAAAAGGGTTAGTGTTAACTAACCCCTGTAATATGGTCTAGATAAGTGTAGCGCTCTTACTGTTAATCTTCCCTCTATTTGTGTTAGTTCTAATCCCTTTAGTTTGTGTTAACCAGAGATCAGATTTGCGAGGGTGACTAACAGGAAGTCTGACATATTTAATCTTAGATTGTGTATCTAAGATCTCCAAATCTAGTCTGGTAAGTTTGCTCAAATCGGTTGGTAATTGCATGTGGAAAAGTAATAACGAATTGTGGAAAACTAATGACCCTTAAGTAACACTAACTGTAAGGACGATTAGGACGAGGTTTGCTTATACAACCTCAAGACGATTGCCATGGTCTAATAGTATCATACCATCAGAGAATGACTCTGTTTGGTTATACATTGACACGAACCAATCGAAGTTCTTTTGAAATACTTTTGCACCGTACATAACCTCACTAAGTAAAGCATTAAGACGAGATTTTGTCGTTACTGTTTCATATCCACAGGAGTCTAATTTGACTGCATTTGTGTTATGATCTACAGTGGCAATATTATGACCATGTAGCGAAATAGTGGAACAATTAGAATTCTCGTTGTAGCAAACTGTAGTGTTTGCTTTGCTCCAATTAGTCTTGGAGATTACAGCGGAGTTCATTGCTCTTTCGATTTTACGCATTAGGTCTTTGTTTATTACTCTTTAATTATAATCCATCAGGGGTCATTATCAACCAAAAATGGACAGTTTGCGGACTGTCACACCTTATCTATTAACTACCGTTCACTCCTTAAGTATAACATTGTTTGCGAGTATTTGCAAGGCATTTGAGCAACTTAGTGGGTACGATTAGGGTTTGTCAGGTATTCACGATCTTCTTGCCATTTCCGAGGTTTGATGTTATAATGCACGCCAAGATACCTATAATTCGCTACATTTAATTCAGAAACATACGAAAGAGATAGAGCACACTAATACATTTAATTAACCCTTTTTAAATATAACTTAAATACATTACTTTTCCACAATACTAACACTTATCTGTGGAAAACTACCTT